TGATATCAGGCGAGCTCCGGCAATCAATCAATGATTTGACTGAGCCTCCCTTGTCACCCGTCACTTTGATGCTTCGTAAGATGCAGTCGGAAGATCAGAACCTAGTCGTAACACGAAGGACTGTCGGCATAGCAGCTGCACGCGTAGCAGCAGGCGAATCAACGGCGGGTGTCAGCGCCAAGCCGCTTATCGATACATCGAACCTGATTAACAGTATCGACTACGAAGTGATCGACGGGTCCTGATTGAATGGCAGAGCTTAATTCTCTAGTGATTAGTCTGGATACAGAGCTTATGGCGTCTGTAGTTAAGGCTACAGCAAATACAATTGCTCGAGAATTACGTGCGTTAACTCGAGCTATAGAGTTCGACGGTTCGAGATGGGTAGATGCGGATGCGCTCGACAATATAATCTCCCAACTTGAAAAAGTCGGTAAGGTCGAGAAGTAGTGGATACTTTGTTATTAACAAGGGATCAATGGGACCTATGTCTCGATGCATCAGGCAATATTGCTGTAGCATCAAATCCCTACGCGCTAGCGCAAGACGCCGCTTCAGCGATTAAACTATTTGTCGGCGAGTTGTGGTATGATACGACCCAGGGTGTTCCGTACTTTGAGACGATCCTCGGTCGACCGCCATCGCTTGCATTTATGAAGGCGCGCTTTGTTGCCGCTGCCTTGACTGTCCCTGAGGTTGCATCCGCTACTTGCTACATCACCGGAATCGTAGATCGGAAACTGAGTGGACAGGTTCAAGTCACGAGTACAAGTGGTGTTGTAGCTGTTACATCATTCAGCCCACCGCCTACTACTCCAATGGGTTTTCTCGGTGATCCATCTGGTGGCTTTGTCGGTGATCCTTCTGGTGGTTTTGTTGCTTCCCCTTAATCCTCTTCCCTACCGCCTGAGCTGCCCGTCTATGTTATAATAGGAGTTACCTCATGGTTACCCAAGCGATCCCGGCAAGCCAAATTGTCTCAGTTGTACCTTCCGTACTCGGCGCTGGCGGCGCGGCCCTTGACCTCAACGGTTTGATCCTGACGAACTCAAACCGCGTACCAATGGGGACTGTTCAATCGTTCCCATCCCAGGCGGCTGTTGCTGCCTACTTTGGTCCGCTATCGAATGAGGCATTCCTCGCTGATATCTACTTCCTGGGGTTTGATGGGTCAACTGTCAAGCCTGGTGCGCTGCTATTTGCACAGTATCCTGTTGCGCCGGTGTTTGCATGGGCACGAGGCGGCAATGTATCAGGATTGACGCTTGCACAGTTGCAGGCATTGTCAGGCTCTTTGACTATTACGATTGATGGTGTAGTTAAAACTGCCGGTGCGATTAACCTTGCATCCGCGGCTAGCTTCAGTGCAGCAGCAGCCTTGATCCAAACCGGACTTGCTATTACCGGAAGCGCTGGCGCATCGATCACAGCATCTATTGCTACAACAGTATTGACTGTAACGGCTGTCACTTCCGGTACGCTGGCAGCAGGGCAGATTCTTACTGGTGGTACGGTTTCTGCTGGTACGACAATTGTCAATCAGCTTACTGGTACACCAGGCGGAGTTGGTACTTACACAGTCTCTGCCTCGCAGACGGTAGTCAGCGCAGCGCTAACAGCAACAAATCCGGCTGTTAGCTACGACAGCCTGTCGGGCGCTTTTACCATCGCTTCTGGTACAACTGGCGCTGCAAGCACGATTGGTTATGCATCGGGCACCTTGGCAGCACCTTTGATGCTTACCCAAGCAGCAGGTGCCCAAATTAGTCAGGGTTCCATCATCGGTACGCCAGCCGGCATCATGAATCAACTCATCACGGTTAATTCTGATTGGGCGATGTTCATGACAGCTTGGGAGCCATCGATCCCGGATAAGGTGGCGTTTGCCGCCTGGACCAATGCGCAGAGCAATCAATATGCTTATGCTATGTGGTCGATTAATCTTGCGGCGGCCGTTGTACCTGATACGACATCAGCCGGTGCATTGGTCCAGGCAGCTGGCTACTCGGGGACTGTTCTAATCTACGAGAACGGTTCTCAAGGTGATATCGCCGCCTTTGCCTTGGGGTACGCTGCCTCGCTTGACTTTGGTGCAACTAATGGTCGCGCAACGGCCATGTTCAGGAGGCAGTCTGGACTTGCGGCAGACGTGATTGATGGTACCACAGCCCAAAACTTGAAGACCAATGGTTATAACTTCTTTGGCGATTGGACCACGCGTAACGATGCCTTCATCTTCTTCGCAAATGGTACGGTGACTGGTCCATTTGAATGGTTGGATAGTTATCTGAACCAGATATGGTTAAACAACCAGCTTCAGCTTGCCATCCTATCGTTGATGGTAGCAATGAAGTCGATCCCCTACAATGACGCCGGCTATACGCTGATCCGCGCTGCATGTCGTGACCCAATCGATGCGGCTGTCAACTTCGGTGCTATCCGCGCGGGTGTGCCACTATCAGCCGCTCAAGCCGCTGAAGTCAACTTCGCAGCGGGCGTCAAGATTGATGATGTGTTAGGAAACCGCGGTTGGTATCTTCAGGTTAACCCAGCTACTGCACAAGTACGTGCTGCTCGCGGCTCGCCTCCCTGCTCTTTGTGGTACATGGATGGGCAGAGTATCCAACAAATCAATCTCGCGAGCGTTGAGGTGATGTGATTCCGCGATATAGCTCTAGCGACGATTTACAGCTATGCTAGAGCGGTTCTAGCTCCTGCCTGCTATCCCTATAGCGGCCCCCCTCCTTAAAAGCCGTCAGCGACCGAGTAATCGAGCGTAATCGCTATGTTAAAAGCCTGTGCTTCTCTTCCCCTCTCTAGGAGCTGATCTAAAATGGCCGACCAAACAATCACCGCCGCCAACAGCGTGTATATGCTGGCAATCCTCGACCTGTTTCCTGTGCCACAGCAGCTACAGGGGTTCTCCGCTGATGCTGCATTCGCATCTGAAGCATTCGATATGGTTGAAGTCGTAATGGGCGTCGACGGCAACATGTCGGCTGGTTGGATTCCTGTCATCAAGAAGCAGACGATTTCTATCATGCCGGATAGTGCCAGCGCTGATATGTTTGATGCGTGGTACGCAGCGCAAGAAGCAGCGCGCGAACTCTACTTTGCTCAAGGCGTTATTGTGCTCCCTTCCATCAAGAAGGAGTTCACAATGATCAAGGGTGTGCTTTCTACTTATACCCCGCACGCTGAAGTGGCGAAGACCCTACGCTTCCGCAGCTTCGGTATCACCTGGTCTCAGATCCTGCCTGCGCCGATCTGATATGGCGAGGAAAACAAAGATTGTCAGGATTGAGGCTGAAGGACGTGATCAGGGTAAGTCTTTCTTGATCACAGAACTTCCGGCTTCCCAAGCAGAACGGTGGGCAACGCGCGCCCTGATGGCGATGGCGAAGAGCAACGTCGATATTCCAGATGGCATCGAGAACGCCGGCATTGCGGGTATTGCCACGCTTAGCTTACGTGCACTAGCGGGTATGCCGTTTGCTGATGCTGAACCGCTGCTCGATGAGATGATGCGGTGCGTGCAAGCGATGCCTGACCCTTCTCGTCCTCAGGTCACACGTCAACTGATTGAGGATGATATCGAAGAGGTTGCTACGCGCTTGTTTCTACGCCGTGAAGTCATCGAGTTGCATACAGATTTCTCGCTTACCGCCGCCCTACAGGGATCGAGGACGGCGGCGAATGGGACTCCGATCCCAAGCCCAACTTCATCGGATACGTCAACATCTCGGATGCAATAGGCGCTGTTGTTTCATCTCGCCTTGCATCTTTGCATGATCTCGATACAGTCTATTCAACGGAAGACTTGTACGATCTGATTGAGATCCTGTCTGTTAATGCTTACAACAAGCGCCTTGCTGAGAAATCGAATGAATAGGAGGCTGTTATTCCAACTGTAATTGACAGCCTTGTTGTTACACTTGGCCTCGATGCGGCTAAGTTCAAGGAAGGGCAGCAGCAGACTACAACAGCGTTGGCATCCATTCGTGATGCATCTGGTAAGACTGGCGACACCCTTCGTAAGACAGGCGACCAGTCGCGTCTTACTGCAACCAATATGCAGGCTCAGGGTAAGGTCGCTGGCGAATTCTTCTCCAACATTAAGAACCAGGCGCTTGGCCTGATCACCGTTCTACTTGGTGGTAAAGGCTTATCCTCGCTGATCCAGGACAGTGTTACATCGTTATCAGCGATGGGACGCGCGGCTCGTAACATGGGCGTGGCGATTCCTGAGCTTGCTGCGTTTCGTAACGTAATTGAAGCCAATGGTGGTTCCGCTGAAGCGGCCGCCGCTTCAATGCAGGGGTTGGCGGATGCTATTTCAAACATGGCTGCATTTGGCGGCAATCCAATGTTACGCGGTGCGATGGCCACTATTGGTGCAGGAGGGCTGAAGGATCCGATTGAGGTAGTCAAGAAATACGCGGCCTACATTGATGCGCACCCTCTTAATGTAGGATTTAATCGGGTACTCGGACATTCGCTTGGGCTCGATGAGAGTACAATCAACATAGCGATGAAAGGCTCTGTTGCACTTGAGAACGAGTTTGCTGAAGCTCGTAAGCGTTCTGCGGCTGATCCAGAAACAGTCAAGCGGATGCAGGCTTTACAAGAATCTTGGTATAAACTTCGTCAGGAAGCGACCAAACTTTGGGAGGTTTTATTTGCTAAGTTAGCGCCTGCCCTGACCCTTATTCTCAAGACGGTTCGGGAATGGATGGAAGGGAATGAATCGCTAGCTACAACCATTGGAATTATAGTAGCTGGGCTAGTTGCCTTCCGTGCTATTCTACTTGCATTGCGTCTAGCGATGTTCCTGACAGGAGTAACTAGTCTTGTTTCTGGTTTATCCGCTCTATCTGGAATTGCTGGGCTAGGTGCGCTGGGTGGATTGCTAGCTACGATTGCAACTGCTCTTGCTGCATTGGCAGCAGCGGCGTTGCTTTGGTATGGTATTCATCCTACTTCTACCCAAACCCAAGATGATGAAAACAAGATTATGGGCCGCCCGCCCGGTACTGGTCCAATGGGCGAGCCCCCAGGCACGAAGTCGACCGGCCCCACGCGTGCATCTGAACGGATGCGTAAGTTCTTTGGTCTTCCAGCAACCGCTCCCCAAGCTCAACTCGGGCTTAGTAGTGAGCAGTATGGTGCTTTCCGTGAAGCTGTAGCAGGGATTGAATCTCACGGTCAATACAACATTATGGGGGGTTCATCTGGCCGTTTTGCAGGCCGCTATCAGATGGGCGCCACTGAGATTGCTGAAACAGCTAAGCAGTTAGGCGAACCTGTACCATCGCAACAAGCGTTCCTACGTGACCCTGCGATGCAGGATCGTTTCTTCCAGCGCTATACGCTTGCTCATCACCAGACTTTGATGCAGAATGCGAAATACGCTGCAATGACGCCAGCTCAACAGGCTGAATGGCTGGGGTATGCTCATAATCAGGGCGCTGCGGGCGCATCTAGGGCGATCGACACTGGTAAGGTAGGAAGTGATGCATTCCACACTCCTGGTACAGCATACAACAACGCAATTCGTTTAGCACTTGGAGGGTTACAAGCGCAGCGTAGTGTTGCATCAGTGCAGGCAGCTACGCAGCGTGGTACAAGTGGAACTAGTGGGGGAGCTGGCCAACAAAATGTAAACGTTAATGGTCCAATCCATATCAGCACCCAAGCAACGGACGCCAAGGGGATTGCTCGCTCTCTACGTGCTGAACTATCAGGTCGGCGTCTTGCTGCGCATGCAAACACCGGACTTGCCTGATGGCGCTTCCGCCTGTATCAAAACCTATCTATCCTGATGTGCCGAAAGCGCAAGGTGTACCGCCTGTTCTTCGCCAACTTGGTACAATCGAGAATGTAGTTACTACTGTTGCTTCTGATGCGCTTTCAATCTTACGAATGTTTCAAGGACCTCAGTGGGGGATCTTTGATCAAACTGGTAACCCAGTAATTATTGGGGATTCAGTAGTAGCTGTTGATTACCGTCAGGAGTATCGACTTGCTGACTACCCGATTGAAGAAGGCGCATTCGCTACATACAACAAAGTGCAGCAGCCTTTTGATATTCGAGTGTCGTTCGCTGTATCAGGTAAGTTAGATTTAATCTCATCTATTCTATCAGGTGGTGCAATCGGTTCAGCAATCAGCTCGTTAGTTACAGGATCTTCACCATCGCAAGCAAGTCGAGGCAACTTTCTTCAACAGTTGGATGCTGCTCTTCGCTCCCTCTATTTGTTTACTGTCGTTACACCTGAAAAGACTTATCCATCAGTGAACCTGAGTCATTGTGATTACAGACGTGAATCGCATCGTGGCGCTACTCTTCTAACGATTGATGTCTGGTGCCAAGAAGTCCGCGTAGCAGCTCGTGGTGCTTACAGCAAGACAAATCAACCTACTGGTACTGATCCAGTAGATGGTGGTACAAAGCAGCCAACAGATGTACAACCAGGAGATTCAGGATCTGGTACTGGTACTGGAGGTCCTGATCCTGGAGCTGGTGGATCAGGAAATTCACCTACACCTTCTGAAGGCCCACATAATACTACAACGGCTACTCCTGGCAATGCGCCTTATGGTGGGTCAGAGCCTACTACTGCGGTGCGTCCAGGAACAGGAGAACCTACTCCCGGCGAATCGGGAGGCGGAGGTAATCCTGCTATTGAAGTTAGTGGTTCAACTCCTCAAACTGTACCATCAGGTCATGCGCCAATTTATGATTCAAACGGCGCATTTATTGGCAACATGAAGCCAGGCGCTTACCCGCTTGGACCTGGGCAGAGGCTTGGAGCTGTAGTGCCCTAATGCAAGTGATTCCAATTCAACCTATCCCATCGCAGAAGTTTGCAGTAACGCTTGCAAATCAGCCGTGTCGTATTTGGCTGTATACTCGGACAACTGGTCTCTACTGTGATTTATACATCAACGATGTATTGGCGATTGGTGGTGTCCCTTGCTTGAACACGGTCTTGATTGTTCGTGATCAATACTTAGGCTTTGTTGGTGACCTTGCTTTGTTTGATCTGCAAGGAAATAGTGACCCGGATTGGATTGGTCTCGGTAGTAGATACGTTTTGCTCTACTTAGATACCTGGGATCTACCATGAGTGGGGTAACGCAACTTCCTGAGACTGTTGTAACGGCCAAACGAGATCCTCTGCCATCTCCTGACCCTATCGGAGGCCCTGGGGGCTTTGCCAAGCGTAAGATTGAGCTATCAATCAAGTTAGGTGAAGGTGATTTCGGTCTTGCTGGTTATCAGACTATTACGTTGAAAGGACTTCGGGTTTCTGCGAATATCCACAAGTATGGAGCGCCAAGCGCTGATACGGCCGATATTCGTGTTTATGGTATGAAGCTCGACTTGATGAATCGATTAACCTCATTGGGTAAGTCGATTATCCGAGTTCGGAACAATACCATTTCTATTTCAGCGGGTGACGACATTGCTGGTATGTCGCTAGTTTTCTTCGGGGTAATTCAGGATGCTTGGACTGATTTTACAGGCATGCCTGATGTGCTATTTAACATCACAGCTCAAACTGGTGATGTAAATGGCGCTCGGCCAGTGCCTCCATCAAGTTATGTCGGCTCTGCTGATGCAGCAACAATTATGCAGAATATCGCTGCGCAGATGATTAACAGTGTTGGTGTACCTGGGTTGAAGTTTGAGAACAACGGCGTATCAGTCCTTCTTGATCATCCTTATTTCCCGGGTACCCTTCGCGCGCAAGCAGAAGCATGTGCTAGAGCGGCGCACATTGATTGGACAATTGATGGTGACACCCTAGCGATCTGGCCGATGGGCGGTAAGCGTGGCGGTGTTATCCCACTGCTAACGCCAACGGCTGGTCTTGTCGGATACCCAAATTTTGTCTCAGGTGCAATCGGCCTGCGATCCGTTTATAACCCTGCGATCATCTTTGGCGGTAAGGTAAAAGTCAAGATGAGCAGCGTCACGCCGGCTAATGGGGAGTGGATTGTTGTTAGCTTAACCCACTCTTTGGCCTCAGAAACTATAGGCGGTCCATGGTTTACTGATCTTGAGGCATACAACGACGAAACAGGAGATCCTCGTCTTGCCGGATAATACTGCTTACTCAGGCCATCGCGGTCCGCATACGGATACGTCTGAATTTAATCAACTTGAATTTGTGGCGCGGCAGATCCTGAATAAGGCTGCGACAACTACCCTTGTCCAAGTGGTAGCTGTAACAAACAATGGCGGTATCTCACCTGTTGGATTTGTAGATGTCCATCCACTTGTCAACCAAATTGATGGCGCTGGCAATCCAACACCACACGGTACCATCCATAACATCCCATATCTCCGGATGCAGGGTGGTTCTGATGCGATTATCATCGACCCGAAGATTGGTGATATTGGTATGGCATCGTTTGCTAGCCATGATATCTCTGGGGTGAAGAAGACGCGTAAACAATCAAACCCAGGGAGCCGTCGACGCTTTGATTGGGCAGATGGTTTGTATCATGGTGGGATGTTGAATGGTACTCCAACTCAATTCATTCGCTTCTTATCAACTGGCATTGATATCCAAACGCCACATGCGTTTACCTTCACTGCCCAAAACGCAATACTTGATGCTACTGGTAATCTCGCAGTGATTGGCGAGGTCGTAGCGATGGCTGGCAGCGGCGCTACGCAGAGGACCCTAACAGGGCATATTCATGGGACTGGTGCTGCTGCGGCAGGTACTTCAATCCCAACGCCAGGCCACTAGTAGATGAGTGGTTCTTCCGTTCCACGTCCTTTCTGGCGAGATACTGGCTTTGTTGCTGCAACGGAGCTTGAGGTGCTTGTCGGCGTTCAGGCTGATATGAATGCCGCGTTTGGTGGTAATCTTGATCCTGGTCTTTCAACGCCACAAGGGCAACTAGCTTCTTCTCTTGCTGCAATTATTGGTGATAAAGACGCACAATTCCTTTTTTATGTATCTCAAGTTGATCCAGCGTTTGCCAGCGGACGGATGCAGGATGGTATCGCGCGCATCTACTTCATTACGCGCAATCCTGCTTTAGCTACAGTTGTTACAGCTACATGTACTGGTGCAGCGGGTGTTGTAATTCCTGTTGGTGCAACAGCACAAGCCTCTGATGGTAATCTTTACATCTGCCAAGGTGCGGGTACAATCCCGCTTTCTGGTACAATCGATCTGCAATTTGCTTGCGCTGTAACTGGCCCAATTACTTGTGCTGGCGGAACGCCTGGATCTCTAAATACAATCTATCAGATGATCCCGGGATGGGATACGATTAACAATACATCTGATGGTGTGATTGGGCGTAACGTCGAAAGCCGCGCTGAGTTTGAAGTTCGACGTTCAGCATCTGTTGCTAAGAATAGTATGGGGATGTTAACTAGCATTATTGGTGCTGTGCTTAGCGTACCTGATGTGCTTGATGCCTATGTAACTGAGAACCCTTCCGGCGGCGCAGTTACAATTGGCGGCGTTAGCATAGCGGCGAATTCTCTCTATGTTGCAGTTGTAGGTGGAAATGATCTTGATGTAGCTACTGCGATCTGGTCGAAGAAAGCCCCTGGGTGCGGGTATACGGGTACTACAACAGTTGCGGTACTAGATAGTAATTCGGGGTATTCGCTTCCTTTCCCTTCCTACAATGTGACATTCACGCGCCCTACATCAACTGAGATCGTATTCAAGATATCGATTGTCAATTCGCTAGCTGTTCCGTCTGATGCGTTAACTCAGATTCAAACCGCAATTATCGCTGCAATGGCTGGTACTGATGGCGGCTTGCGCGCTCGAATTGGTGGTACAATCTTAGCTTCCCGTTTCTACGGCGGAATTGCGGCGCTAGGAGCTTGGGCGCGGATCATCTCTTTTCACATAGGTACCGGTAACGCATCTTCGTTTACTGGTGTGATAGCTGGCACGACCTTAACAGTTACAGCGTTGACTGGCGCTCTTGCAGTAAATCAACTTGTGAAGGGGGCGAGCGTACTACCAGCCACGTATATTATAGCACAACTAACAGGGACGCCGGGAAGCACAGGGACATACACGGTTAGCTTGGCGCAAGCATCTCCTTCTGAACCAATGACGACAGTTGCCTTCTCGGATTCTCTAACGCTTAACATTAATCAGGTGCCTTCAATGTCGCCGGCTGATGTAAACCTTACGCTAGTGTAGGAGTATGTGAGATGAATGAAGATCGCAGCCTACTAGTTACACAACAATCTGCCTATGACCAAGGCATCATCGCAAGTTACGCGGCGGAATGTGCCAAGCTACGCCGCGAGCTGGCGCAAGCAAAGGAAACAGCAGCTACATCTATGCGAGTAGCGCAAACTAAGCAGCGACAACTGGATGAGCGAGATCGAATGCTTGTTCGGTATTGTCAAACAATTGATGCTCAGCTAGCTTTAATTTCAGATCTCATATCCCAGTTGACAAAAGTGAAGAAGCCAGCAGCATCGGCGGTAGTCCACGAAGCTATTTGGCCGCCTTTTCCGGCTTCAGCTTTAAGTCGAGGGGATGGAATCTTCCGCGGCTGAAGCCTGCCTTCCTCAAGGAAATAACATAGCGATTCCCAGCGATTACTTTGCCGCTCAGTGCTTTGCAGGGAGGGGGCCGCTATAGGGATAGCTTAGAGTCGCTGAACGCCGTCTCCAGCGAAGTAATCGGGGCTACTTTTGATGCAGGATGTTGACCGAACAATCATAAGCCAGTACGCAACTAGTCCCACAATCGTTACGTTGATTGAGTCGTGGAACGAGGTTATAGATCCATCTGTTGACCTCGACGCTTTCTACAATATGATCTGGGACCTAGATACCGCACAAGGATATGGACTTGATGTGTGGGGGCGGATCGTAGGCGTAGGGCGGGTACTTCAGGTTGCTTCTGGTACATACTTTGGTTTCGCTGAGGCTGGTGATACAGTAGTACAGAGTCCTTTCAATTCTGGTGGTCCATTCTACTCTGGTGGCGCAACAACAGGTAACTTCTCGTTGGTTGATGATGGCTTCCGCGTACTGATCATCGCTAAGGCGCTCGCTAACATCACAAATGGTTCAATCCCCGCCCTCAACCAGATTCTCCTCACATTATTTCCTGGTCGAGGCAACTGCTATGTTGTGGATAATAATGATATGTCGATGATCTACAACTTCAACTTTGTATTGACACCAGTTGAAGCGGCGATTGTTGAGAATTCTGGCGTACTCCCGAAGCCTGTTGGGGTATCAATATCAGTGGTGACGTTGTAATGCTTAGCTCTATCATTCCAGCTAAGATTCCAACGCCATTTGCTAGTAGTGCGGGTGGCGCGAACATACGCACAATTCCTGCTACATCACAGATAGGAATCCAGCTTGGTGCGGCATCGTTTCCTGATGGCTTCCCACCAGCCTGCTTCAGTCCGATTGCAGCGGGCGGTTCCTGGCCATTTGGGCAAGACTTCAATGGATTGCTGTATCAGGTCACTGCTTGGAATCGCTGGCAAGCGGCTGGCGGTCCGATTAAGTATGATGCAGCGTTCCAAACAGCAATCGGTGGATATCCACAGGGAGCACTAATAGTATCTGCAACTACGTTAGGGTTGGTTTGGCTATCGACTACTGAGAATAACGTAACAAACCCTGATACTGGCGGCGCTGGTTGGGTAAGAACGCCTATTCATGGAATTGCTGAATTTACAGCATCAGGTACGTGGACTTGTCCTACTGGCGTGACACGAGTAAAGTCTCGCCTTTGGGGAGCCGGCGGTGGCGGCGGAGGCAGCAACGGTCCTTCGCAGGCGAGCGGTGCCGGAGGCGGCGGCTACTCCGAGGGTCTGTTCGCGGTCGTTCCGGGCACGGTCTATACTATTACGGTTGGCGTTGGAGGTGCAGGTGGTACAGGAGCTCCGTCCAATGGTGCGAGCGGCGGAACGTCGTCGTTCGCCTCGTTCAACTCGGCGACCGGCGGGGCTTTTGGCTTCGCCAGCGGAAGCGGCGCTCAAAGTACGGTCGGCCCCGGCGGTATGGGTTCCGGCGGCAACATAAACTTGGCCGGAAATTCCG